CTAAATCGGTAGCGCGTGTCTTTAGACAAATTGCTATTTAAAGGATTCAAAATGAATATTCTTTCGATTTCGAAACGTAGTCAGTCGCGGTCTGCTTCCCCGCCGAGTCCGTCAGTCACTCCCAAGACTGACAACCAGTGGCAGTCTGGAACTCTGCTAAGCTCTGCTAGTGCTCACCTAGCAAACACATTCTTTGTTCCAATAAAGAATCTCATAGTCGACATCTCAGTTTTTGATGCAATTCGTAACTACGGTAAAAGTGGGAGCGATGAGCTGAAGAGACACTGTCAGGCTGTATTGGACAAGATTGAAGACGACATGATGTGCGATGACCATTTGTTCGCGTTAGGTCGTCTAAGAGAAATGATGGTGGAAAGGGGTGTGAAAAGACCACCAGTTAATCTCATACCGTTGAGAAACGGTTTTTACAAAATCTCAGACGGGCGTCATCGATTGGCCCGGGCTCTTCTAACTGGAGCAACAACAATCGAAGCTGTAAGACCATCTGATGGTCACGATTCTTACATCATTGCAGGTGGAGAATCAAATCCTGGTCCTCCAGTGCAGTCAAAGTGCGCTAAGGATCAGGCGTCGGAGCAATTGCTCCAAAAGCTTACTGAGCCAGTAGAGGCTACAGTAAGCACAGCTGCGCAGGCGTCTGCGCCGTGCAAAAGTAAGAGTGCACGTTGGTCAGATGACCCCGCTGATATACCGATTAATGATAATCGGAATCAGCCAGTAGCTTCTGGTAAAAACAAGAAGAAGAACCAGAAGCAGTCTGTTGAGCAACCGCAGCTTAATAAGCAAGCGAATCAACAGAAGAAACAGCAGCCACGTAAACAAAAGCAGAAACAGTTTACGAAGGACGAAAGACCCGGAAGGCAGGATCTCACAAAGCAAGGAATCAGACAGTACAAGATGTCTGAGTGGTACTCACGTGCCGTGAAAGGTGGTTTTAAGACCAAGGAGGCTTTGGAGAGATTTAATGCATCTGTTGTCGATTATGCTGATGACATAGAGAAGTCAGTCATTCCCTTCTGCAGTCAATGCGGTAACGGTGACATCCAGCTCTGCGAGTGCTTTATTACAAAGCGCGAGCCAGCTGTCGAGATTCAGGACGACGCTCTTTTGATTCCAGACATAAAAGACAGCAACATGAGTTGGAGCTTCCAGGGATTCGGAATTCTTCGCAGAATGTTCACATGGCCAAAATTCGACAACACTGCCTTGATAAACCACTCTAATCGAGGCTTCGATCCGTCCATAATACCAGACGATCAAGTGTGGCCAGAAATGCTGCTGTACATCCGTCTCAATCTCAACACGTCGTATAAAATCAACGGCAAGTTTGATCGAGAGGCTAAGTTAGCGCACTGTAATAAATGGGCCTTGCGTTTCTTAGCGGATAAGAAAATTCATCCGACGGATATAAACACGCCTAAGTTGCTGAATACGATCAAGCTGACTGTGGCCCGGGCGTGCGACCAACGAGACGATCAGAC